CTTTTCCTGTAGCCGTTACCACCATCCAATCACCAAGGATTCCGAACCGAGTCGAAACGAGCGATGCACCAATTTTTTCGAGTTGTTTTGCAATTTTCTTTTTCATTTTCTTTCTCTCTTTCTTATATCTCTATATAATGCATCTACTGTGCCAAACCCAAAAATATTTTTCTTTTTTCCTAAGTCGTTGTGCCGCAACACTTTACAACTTTCTGTCATTTTGGCACTGCCAATATGGCCGTATCATTTTGCGTCACAGTGTAGCATTTTGCAATGCATTTTGCTACACCCCCTCATTATGGGGGATTTTTGGCGAACGGCACACCATTTGCGTCAAAACTTGCTGTAAGTTGTTGGTGCATAAGTAGTTACGTCAAATTTTGCCCCGCCAATTTATTCTAAGTGCTTATATCGTAAGGGTTTACGTCTAATCGTTGTACAGTAGTGTACGGATGTATACCCCCCTAGTGGGGGAGAGTATGGTTATCCCTACCTTGGTGGGGTTAGGTTCCCGGAATGAATCCGGGTTGCCCGTTATCTTCCTCAGTTTCCACCCAAACGGGTTCGCAGTGTTCCTTGCAACGTGTACAAATGTCTCCTGCGATCACGGGAGCATAGCAGCAATCGCTTTCCAGAATCATCATGCGAATTCCTCCTCACCTTGAAAATCGTCGAGCCACTCATCGTCCGTGTCGATCCATTCCTCATCGTCACCCATGATAGGATCCCAACCCGTAGCATCGTCCACGATCCATTCCCGGCCATCCTCGTCGATCATGCTATCCCCGATAATACGCTCAAATTCGTTCATGATTTTCCTTTTTCTTATTTGACGATTCTAGGAAACTTTTTCCGCCCCGTCAACCCCTACTCTTGGGGGTTCTTCTTTTCTTCCTTCTCTTTACGCTTCAATTCCAAAACCCAAGCGACATAATCGTCAACTTCTCCGTTTCGGTTTTCCTTATGATAATCATAACCATCATCAGAACCGTAGGGACGGTAGGAAGAACTGTAGGAACGGTAGGAACGGAACTTTTTCATTTTCAACTCTCTCTTTCTTATGCCATATATAAATGCACTTCCCGTGCCAAAGGGAAAAATATTTTTTGTGTGTTTTCCTCGGGAAATACGCTATATGCCAAAATGGCAAGTGTAGCATTTTGCAAAAAGTGTAGCATTTTGCTCGGCGTTTTGCTACAGTATGTTTTGGCACAATCTTTGCTAAGAAAACTCATCGTAAGTCGTTGGTGCATAAGGGTTTGCGTCAAATCGGGCGGCGCCGATTTGCTCTAAGTCGTTACGCCGCAAGGGTTTACGTCAAGGTGTACATGCATACACTATATCGTCACAAGAGCAAGAGCGGCATATGCGAGAAACAGAGTGAACATATGTATATCCCTATTTGTGGGGGTCAGATCCAGATCGCCTTCTCAACGCAGTAATCGTAAAACATATCGTTCAGAACACGTTCAAAATTAGATGCGGTCAATCGCTTACGTTCTCCGGTCAAATCGCATTCCGCATAATACTTACCTTCCGAGCGAATCGCTTCGTTCGTTCCGTCGAATATGATCGTGCAATCGTGGGATTCGTTCGCCCAAATCTGAGCCTTAGCGTTTTGAATATCTTTGATGGTCATTTTCTTTTTCCTTGTGTTGATTCTATTCTATATAGTATGGATCGGCTTGTCAAGCGTTATTCTGGATTTTCTTTTCTTCGTTTTCCTTACGCTTCAATTCCAGAACCCACGCAACATAATCGTCAACTTCGCCATTCCGATTTTCTTTCTGATAATCGTATCCATCATCCGAATTCTTGTAGAAGTTTCTCATTTTCTTTCTCTCTTTCTTGTGTTTTGATTCTAGAAAACTTTTCTCGCCGCCGCAACCCCCCTTATTAGGGAACCGCGAACTCCTCTACAACATATCCCATATCATCAATCTGAATCCAACCACCATCATCGCAGAAACCCAAATCTTCATTTATTTCCAACACGTTATCGTTAGCCCTTACCATATCCAACAAATCCAGAGCAAACGCTACGTTATCCACAAGCGTATTCAAATCGTTATTGTTCAGGAATTCAATCAACTCAGCCTTAGTATTCAGAACGATCAGGTTTCTCATTTTCTTTCTCTCTTTCTTTCTTATGCTTCTATATAATGCAATCTCCGTGCCAAAGAAAAAAAATTTCTCGAATTGTTGTAAGTTGTTGTCGCTATTAGAGTTACATCATTCTGCCATATTGGCATTGCCATATTGGCTGTAGCATTTTGCAAAAAGTGTAGCATTTTGCATTGCATTTTGCTACAGTAGAAAAAACTTGATGTAAGTCGTTACAGCATAAGGGTTTACGTCAAATTTTGCGGGGCAGTCGTATCGTAAACCCTTGCCACCAAATAACTTAGGGGGGTTTTTTCGTTTTTCTTCATATTACTATGAAAAAAGGTGAAAACCCGGCGGTGGTCTAAACTTAGTAAGCACTCTACATATAATTGGCCAGTTTATTGTAGACTTTCCCCACCTTAAGCATATCTTTACAAATCAAGACACTACGAGACATAAGAAACTAAAAAGGGCAGACACAAGCCTGCCCATTTTTTAGTACCTATAGTGTCGGGATCCTAACCATTGTCGATAAGGATCATTATCCACAGGATAAACGGGAACCCACCTATACGTTGGAACCCACTGATAAACTACTGTTTTAGGCTGCAAAACAGGAACCCAAACAATTTCTTGTTTAACTACAGGAGCATACGTTACAGTATAGTTCGTTACCGGCGCCACCACTAATGGCTGAACCGGCTGAACAAAATATACCCACTCATTTGCGATACCTCGATTAGAACATACTGATATTAAAAATAATACTAGTATTGCAACTAAACTTCTCATGACTGAGTACTTTCTGCTGTATTGTTATTTGATGGTCTTCGACCTCTTGGTTTAACAATAGCCAGTTTTCGCCTCTGACGTCGCACCATTCCTACCGTAATAGCTCGTGTTCCATCAATCTTATTCAAATAGGCCGCAATCTCATCATCCTTCATAGATTTAGAATTATTTAGGATAAAATCAAGCTCTTCTTTTGTCCACTTTTTATATGTTTTTGACATTTTAATCTCCTGCTAAATTTGCCTTTTGTGTATCAAACATCTATAATAGTATAAATAGAACAAAATTCTGGTCAAGGGAAAAATGATGAAAAAAACAGAAATTGATAATTTTATTCCTTCTATATTAAAAGTTATTGCTAGTGAAAATCTTGTAACAGCCGACGAAATAAATGATACTAATGACAAGCCACTAAAGGATCTATTTGATGAAAAAGAAAAAACCGAGGAAGAACCAAAAAGTAAGTGATCAACAATTCTTAGAAGTATGGGAAAAAATTAGTAAAAAATTAGGTTATAAATTTAAATTTGGATATCATACCCACGAGGATATGAAACAGCAGGCCGCTATATTCGCACTAGAAGGTCTTAAAAATTACGATCACGAAAGACCTCTTGAAAACTTTCTTTGGACCCATGTTAGAAATCGATTATTTAATTACAAACGAGATAACTATCAAAGGCCCGACAAACCTTGTTTAACTTGTCCTTTTTTCAACAAAGCTAATTCTTCGTGTTCAGAATTCTCTAATCAGAATGATTGTGAATTATATGCGAGTTGGAGCAAACGTAACGATGCTAAAAAGAATATAATGAAACCGATAGGAATGGATAGTTTATCCGAAACAACTAAAGAACTAGTATCTTCATCATTACTAGATAGTATAGGCAATAATGAAATACTAAATATTATCAATAAAAATATTAGTGTTAAAAATCGCCACATATTTCTCAAACTACAAGGCGGCAACAAAGTACCCAAGAGCGAACTTAAAAAACTCATAAGTGAAATTCAAAACATACTAAAAGATCATGACATCCAACTCTAAAAAAAGAGGCCAATTAAGCCTCGAAGAAGAAAAATTTATTCGTGATAATATCAGTCAAATGACAACGGAGCAAATAGCTTCTAGTCTTAATCGTAATGTGGCTCCTATCAAACGATACATAAGTGAAACTAAAAATTTACAATCGGCTGATCAGGTAGCGGAAGATGATATTCTAAAACAAAAATTATACAGCAAAACATTCTGGCAAGAGATCAAAAAACAATTTGACGAGGAAACGGGCGAGCTAGAATACTTTGAAAACATTTGGATAAATTTAATGAAACAATTTCGTGAGGATGTTCTTCCTGCCGAAGAACTTCAGATTAAACAATTTATCACAATAGATATTTTGATTAATCGTAGCATGAAAGAACGTAAACGTCACATAAGCGAAACCGAAAAGTTACAACGATTAGTAGACGAAGAATACGCAAAACCTCTCGAACAAAGAGATATTCCTAAGTTAGCTAATCTAGAAACTCAACTAACATTTTCTCGCAATAGTATTGCTAATTATACTAATGAGTATACTAAGCTTTTAACAGAGCAACAGAAAATAAGCAAGGATTTAAAAGCTACTCGTGAACAGCGTATTAAAAGAATAGAAGATGGTAAAAGTAGTTGGGTGGGATTAATACGAATGCTAGAGGATGAAAATGTAAGAGAAAAAGAGGGGCGGGAAATGGAGATTATTAAAATGGCATCCGTCAAAGCTAAAGAACAACTACAAGAATACCATTCATACCAAGATAATAGATTAGATATGCCTCTATTAACTCCGGAGTCGGTTCTTAAACAACAATGAAACGAGACTATTCGGATCCTTTATACAAAGAGTGGCGCCTTAAAATTTATAAACGAGACAAATTTATGTGTCAGTGGCCAAATTGCAAAAGTAAAAAATTACTTCATGCTCATCATATAAATAAATGGGCCGATTTTCCCGGACTAAGATATCATCCAGATAATGGAATAACTCTCTGCAAAACCCACCATCAAATGATAACGAATCAAGAAGAGATATACGCAGCTGCTTTTCTTAAGATTTTAGAAAGTCGTAAAAATGTTTAGTGATCCTTTTACTATTATAGTTGATACTAGAGAGCAAAAACCATGGTCTTTCGCTGGTCATGCTACCGCACACTCTAAATTAGATACCGGAGACTATAGTATACAAGGATTAGAAAATATATTAGCAATTGAACGTAAAAGAAATGTAGCAGAAATAGCTAATAATATTACTGAAAAAAGATTTAAGGATGTGATAGATCGTTTAAGTAAAATAAAATACTCATATTTATTATTAGAATTTGATATGCAAGATATTATGACATATCCTATAGGTAGCGATATTCCTCGTAGACTCTGGAGCAAAATACGAATATCTCCAGCATATATATTAAAACATTTAGTTGATTTACAAGTAGATCATAATATTAAAATTTTATTATGTGGGTCAGCTAGTAATGCGGAAAAAATAGCATTTTCTCTTATGAGAAAAATATATAATGAAAATAAAGATCTAATACCCAAAGATTCGGAAGATCCTCATGTATGATGATGCATGGCTAAAACTTGGTAATATAGACGAATTAATAATACCGACTAATCCTATGATTAGGCGTTCTGAGAGTGATATAGAAAATCCTGATCGTCATTTAATTAAGCTTTTAAGAAATCCAGAATATTTTGGAGCAACTTGTAAACTTCTTTTTGATCTTGAGCTTCATCCCATGCAAATAGTTATATTACAGGAATTTTGGGTACGAGCATTTCCCATGTTCGTTGCTAGTCGTGGTTTTGGTAAAAGTTTTCTCTTGGCATTGTATGCTTTTCTGAAGTGTTTGTTTGTTCCTGGTACAAAAATTGTTATTGTTGGAGCAGCATTTCGTCAGAGTAAGGTAATATTTGAATACATGGAAACCTTATGGAGAAATAGTCCAATTATACGAAGTATATTTACGGGCAATGATGATGGTCCTCGTCGAGATGTTGATAGATGCACCATGAGGCTTGGTACTAGTTGGGCCATAGCTATCCCATTAGGTACTGGTGAAAAGATTAGAGGTCTTCGCGCTCATATAATTATAGCTGACGAATTTGCCTCTATTAGTCCGGATATCTACGAAACTGTAGTATCAGGTTTCGCTGCGGTAAGCGCAACACCAATACAAAATGTTAAAAAAGAAGCTAAAAAACAAGCAATGAAAGAAGCTGGTATATGGAATGAGGATCTAGAAATTCTAAGCCATAGTATGGGTAATCAGGCACTAATTGCTGGTACAGCGGACTATGCATTCAAACATTTTGCCTCGTATTGGAAAAGATACAAATCAATTATAGAGAGTAAAGGAGAGAAACATAAATTAGAAGAAATTTTCGGCGGTGAAGTGCCAGAAAATTTTAACTGGAAAGATTATAGTATTATTCGTATTCCATATGAATTGATTCCTAAAGGATTTATGGATGACAAACAAGTAGCGCGAGCTAAAGCTACTATTCATACTGGTATATATAATATGGAGTATGCTGCTTGTTTCACAGAAGACAGTGATGGTTTTTTTAGAAGATCATTAATAGAAAGTTGTGTTACTAAAGAAAGCTCTCCTATCACCATAGGAGGACAGCCAATACTATTTGATGCAAAGACCAAAGGAGACGAAAAATTAAAATATGTTTATGGTATAGATCCAGCATCGGAAAAAGATAATTTTAGTATTGTTGTATTAGAGACACATCCTACTCATAGTAGAATAGTATATTGTTGGTCTACTAATAGAAGTAATTTTAAAGAAAGACAAAAGGCCGGATTGGTTCAAGAACATGATTTTTATGGATTTTGTGCTAGAAAAATACGAAATTTAATGAAAGTATTTCCGTGTGAGCGTATTGGTATGGATGCTCAGGGAGGCGGCATCGCCGTAGAAGAAGCATTACATGATCCTGATAAGTTACAAGATGGTGAAATACTAATATGGCCAGTCATAGAAAATAAACCAAAGGATACTGATGATCAACAAGGACTTCATATTCTTGAATTAGTTCAGTTTGCCAGAGCAGACTGGACAGCACAAGCTAATCATGGTTTACGCAAAGATTTAGAAGACAAAGTGATATTATTTCCAAGATTTGATGAGTTAAGTCTAGTTTTCGCTATGGACCAAGAAAATAAAAATATTATTACAGATGAATTAAATCCATTATATGATAGTCTTAGTGAATGTATTTTAGAGATAGAAGAATTAAAAAATGAATTAACTACAATAATTATGACACAAACAAGTTCAGCAGCAGGAGCTAGAGATAGATGGGATACTCCTGATCTAAAAATGCCAAATGGCAAAAAAGGCAAGTTAAGAAAAGACCGATATAGCGCTTTATTAATAGCTAATATGTTAGCAAGACAAATGAATAGATCAATGGCCCCAATCAACTATGATATAATTGGAACAAATGCTTCTCAATCAGTAAAAAATATTGGTCAAATGTATAAAGGACCAGCATGGTTTACAGAAGCAGCTAATGAAGACATTTATAATGGAATCTATAAATAGAGTGTATATTATCATTACAATCCTATTGTAATAGAAATACATATTATGACTAAAAAATATCCAAAAAGTGAAGCTATAGAGAATGCAAAACTGGCTGATACAGAAGCTTATGTTGTATGGGGAGAAGATCTAGAAAGTAAACAAAAGGCTTTCAAAGCATCTTCTGAATGTTTAGAGGAGTATGGATTATATAATGCAACAGCTATGTATAGAGGTCGCACTAATGACTACTCTAATCTTTTAACAAATATTTCTGGTAAACCAGGATTAACTCGTGCTGGTTACGACTATTTTAGACCAGCAGAAGCAGTACCAACACACATAAAAGAAATTATTGCAAAAGCAGATGATGTTTATCAAAAAGTAGGATTAGTAAAAAATGTTATAGATCTCATGGCAGACTTTGCTGTTCAGGGTGTTAAACCAGTATGTAAGAATAAAAAAACAGAAAGATTCTATCGTAAATGGTTTAAAAAAATAAAAGGTAAAGATCGTAGTGAAAGATTTCTTAATAACTTATATCGTGTTGGTAATGTTGTAATAAATAGACAAACCGCAAAGATTAGTTTAAAAGTAGCTGATGAATTTTTTAGAACAACAGCAGCTGATACCACAGAAAGAGATGATGATACTGTTAATGTAGAAAAAAGAGAGATTCCATGGAGATATACTTTTATTGATCCTGTATATGTTAATGTTTCAGCAGGAGCTTTATCATCATTTGTTGGACAAAAAAGATATGAATTAATGATTCCTCCATCTCTAAGAAAAATTATTAACAGTCCAAAAAGTGAAAATGAAAGAATTATTGTTTCTGGATTGCCACAGCAAATTATAGAAGCAGCAAAAAATAAGAAACCATATCCGTTAGATCCAGAAAAGATTTCGGTTTATCATTATAAAAAAGACGATTGGCAGGCATGGGCCTATCCAATGATCTATTCTATTATGGATGATATTACCGTAATAGAAAAATTAAAACTTGCAGATATGGCAGCTCTTGATGGTGCTATCTCCAATATAAGAATTTTTAAATTAGGTAATCTTGAACACAAAATTGCACCCACAAAAGCAGCAGCATCCAAACTATCTTCTATATTACAAAATAATACTGGTGGAGGTACTATGGATCTTGTCTGGGGTCCAGATATTGAACTTATAGAAAGCAATACAAGTGTTCATCAATTTTTAGGAGAAGCTAAATATACGCCACATTATAATAGTGTCTATGCTGGTCTTGGAATTCCACCAACACTAACAGGAACATTCGGTGCTGCCGGAACAACTAATAATTTTATCTCTCTAAAAACATTAACACAGAGATTACAATATGGTCGTGATATGTTAACAACATTTTGGGAAAAAGAATTTGAAATCATACAAAAAGCTATGGGATTTAAATACTCAGCAAAAATTGAATTTGATAGAATGGATCTTAGTAATGAAGATGCTGAAAAAGCATTACTGATACAACTAGCTGATAGAAATATTATTAGTGATGAATTATTACAAACCAGATTTGGTTTTGATCCTGAAATGGAAAAAATTCGTGTTAATAGAGAACAAAGAGAAAGAGATGGGAACAGAATGGTTCCCAAAACAAGTCCATGGCACGATCCAATGTTTGAGGATACACTTAAAAAAGTTGCCTTACAACTTGGTATAGTAACTCCTAGTCAAGTAGGTCTATCGCTGGAAAAGAAAAAAGCTGGAGAAAAAACGGCATTAGAAATGAAAACACCGCAATTTCCAGGAGGAAATCCTGTCAATGTTAAAGATTCGCCAGAATCTTTAAAAGGAGAACCACAGCAGGGTAGACCTAAAAATTCAAAAGATTCCCAAATAAGAAAACAGAGAAAATTTAGTCCACAAACAGGAGCCAAAATACATGTATGGGCTAGTGTTGCGCAGGATAATATTTCAAATATTGTAAATCCAATTATGCTAGAATTTTATAATAAAAAAAATATAAGAAGTTTATCAAGTACAGAATATGAAGAAATGGAAAGCGTTAAAACCAAAGCTCTATTATCTGCTAAACCAGAAAAACCTATAGATGAAGAATATATATCTAATATATTAACAAGTATTAATAATATAGAATTAAATATAGTATATAATAATTATACAAAATTTCTCAATGAAATAAAGGCCGCTTTCGCTAGAGAGTTAACCGTAAATGAACTTAAAGAGGTAAAATCTTATTTTTATTCTATGGTGTATGAGAATTTAACCTTTTAGAGAAAATTTATGAAAATATATAGACAAGAAAAACTTGATGGGTTATCTGAAATTATAAAAGCCAATTCATCAATATCATCTGCATCACTTGCTATACCAACAGACAAAACAAAGACTAAGGCGATATCAAAGTCACTTAAAAGTTTGGCTTCCTTCGATGATACTGATCTATACTATGTTCAGTCAATTTTAGTAACATCATCATGGAATAAAAATGATGATATATTCGATAAAACAGAAGTATGGGCAGCTAAAAATACTCCTGAAGATAAGCCAACAAATTTAGAACATGATGAGTCAATAATTATTGGCCATATTATAGCTAACTGGTCAATTACAGACGATGGTATTCTTATTGACGATGAAACACCATTAGAAAATCTACCAGAAAAATTCCATATTGTTACGGGATCAGTTATTTATAAAGCATATATTAATCCAGAACTTAAGGATAGAACAACTAAATTAATAGCAGAAATTGAAAATGGTACTAAATATGTTAGTATGGAATGCATGTTTAAGGGATTTGATTATGGATTAATTAATGAAGAAAATGGAGAATATAAAATTCTTGCAAGATCAGATAATACTGCATTTCTAACTAAATATTTAAGAGCATATGGCGGTATGGGAAAATACGAAAATCATAAAATTGGTAGAGTTCTTAGAAATATTACTTTTTCTGGGAAAGGTTATGTTGACAAACCAGCCAATCCAGATAGTATAATATTTAGTAAAGATAATTTTTTCAATTTTGAACAAATAAAAAATACAGAAAAGACTTTTTCGGGTGTATCAGAAATAAGCACAATTCCTATGGAGAATAATACTATGAGTATAGAGAATCAGGTTGCAGAACTTACAGAGAAGGTTGAAGCTATGCAAGATTGCGCAAGCGCTACTAAAGAAGCATATGCTCAGATCTCTGAACTAAAAGATAAAATTATTGCACTAGAAAGTACAATTGTTGAAAAAGATACCGAAGTAGCAACAATCAAAGCTGCCTACGAAGAACTAACTTCAAATACAGAAGCTGCTAAGAAAATGAGTCAAGAAGAGATGATGAAAAAAGAAGAGGACATGAAGAAAGCCAAGTCCGAACTTGATTCTGCTCTCGAAACAATAGCTGCTTATAAAAATAAAGAAGAAGAAATGATGAAGAAAGAGAAGAAGATGAAAAGAATGGCTTCTCTACTAGAGAAAGGCGTAGATCAAGAAGTAGCAACATCCGCTGTTGATCGATTTGAATCTCTAGAAGACTCTGCTTTCGAAGCTATGATCGAGTTAGTAACTAATGCTGCTAAAAAAGTAGCTGAACCAAAAAAGAAGATGATGGCTTCAGAAGAAAGCCCAGCCGAAGATGTTCTTGATACAGTTGAAACAGAAACTGAACTTGATCTAAGTGCTGGTTCTGATTCTACAGAGGCTGTCAGTACAACTCGTGCTGCTTTAGTTGATTTTGTATGCACTAGACTAGGTAAAAAACTTAACAAGGGAGAATAATAACATGGCTCTTAAATCAGATCGTATCGAACTCCTTACTGATATTTCATTTTTCATGACCACAACTGCCGAAAGAGGCGGTGTTGTATGCGCTGATACCAGTGGTTCTGGCGTATCTATGGATGACGCTAATGCTGTTGTCAAGTATGCTGCCGCAGCTTCTGGTGCTAAGCCAGTAGGCGTCTTACTAAATGATGTTGTTGATCTTGATCTAACAAGACAGCACATTAACTGGCATAAAGATGAAGTACAAAAGGGTGGTAAAGTCACAGTACTTCGTCAAGGTCAAGTAACAACAGACATGCTAGTGTCGGGTATCACTCCGGCTGTTGGCACTCCAGCTTATGTAGGAGCCAATGGTCTAATTGGTACATCCAGCACCAATGCTGTTCAGATCGGCTCCTTCCTAAGTGGTAAGGATGCTGATGGTTATGCAAAAGTATCAGTCAACATCGTCTAATCTAAGGGAGAATAAAAATATGTCCAATAAAGCTTTTGAACCAACACCAGAACTTACAGATCTTCTTATTCGTTCTGGTTCGTTAAATAAAGAAGAGGCACTAGCCGCTAATGCAGAATTTGCAAAAGCTCTAGAACTCCCACTTCGTCAGGGTATTTTAAATGGTGATATTCTAGATGGTATTTTTGAACCAATTCAGCTTGCTCAAAGTGCCACTCCAGAATTTCCATTAGATTTTATTGCTCCTGGAACCGAGAAGGACTTTGTGGCTTACACAATTCCTAATCATGGATATATTCCAGAGAGACACGTCGAAGGCGATTACGTCATGGTTCCAACCTATGACATCGGCGCTAGTATCGACTATCTCTTAAAGTATGCTCGTGATGCTCGCTGGGACGTTGTTGGTCGTGCTATGGAAGTTATGGAAGCCCAATTCGTCAAGAAGATGAATGATGACGGCTGGCATACACTTCTAGCTGCTGGTGTTGATCGCAATATCGTCGTGTTTGATAGCGATGCTGCTGCTGGTCAATTTACCAAGAGACTAGTATCACTAATGAAAACAGTTATGCGTAGAAACGGCGGCGGTAACTCCGCTAGTAATAACCGTGGTATGCTAACTGATCTCTATGTATCTCCAGAAGCTATGGAAGATATTCGTAACTGGGGTGTTGATCAGGTCGATGAAGTTACTCGTCGTGAGATTTATGTTGCTGCTGATGGCACACTAAATCGTATCTTCGGCGTTAATCTTCATGATCGTGACGAACTAGGCGAAGGTCAAGAATATCAACTATTCTATACCAGTGTTCTTAGTGGTTCATTAGCCGCTAGTGACGTTGAATTAGTTGTTGGTCTTGATCTACGCAAGAGAGATAGCTTTATAATGCCAGTTCGTGAACAAGTTCAGATCTTCGAGGACGATACACTACATCGTCAGAAGAGAGCTGGTTTCTATGGTTGGGCAGAGCAGGGTTTTGCTGTTCTAGACAATCGTAGAGTTCTACTTGGTTCGCTCTGATCATAGGTAATGTTATAAAAAGAAGCCGCTCCAAATGGGGCGGCTTTTTTTGTTTATTAGGTGTATTTATTAGTATAACTATTACTCTATGAGGAAAATCTATGGCGTGGCAAACAGAATTGACCACTATGGTGCGCACGTTAATCAACGATGCTGTCGAACCGTATCAATTTACCGATACTCGAATTATTGATACTATTTTAGTAGCTGGTAAATATCTTCAATTTGATATTGTTTTAGATCATACATATGCAATCGATGTAATTAATAAAACAATAACACCAGATCCAACAGATGATGATGATGAAATTTTTATGATGTTAGCATCTCTTAAAGCTGCTTGCATTGTAGATCAAGGAACTCTCCGAAATAAAGCAGCCAATGAAGGTATACGCGCCGCTCTTGGTCCTGCTAGTCTTAGTGTTGGTGGCGCTGCCGCTGGATGGGCTCTTATTCTTGAACATGGTCCGTGCAAACTATATGATGATCTTGTTGAACATTGGGACGTTGCCAATGCTAGTGCTGTTGCTGCGATACTTGGTCCATTTAGTGGTAATAAGTTTGATCCTGAACTCAGGTATAATATGAGGGTTAGAACATCTGATCGTACAGGTTTTTACTCGTAAAGGATATAAATATGCCAGCAGGCACATATAATTTTACAATCGAGCAAGGCGCCTCATTTGGTTTTAGTCTAACATATGCAGATGGTAGCGGTATTCCTATAGATCTTTCTGGCTTTAATTGTGCTAGAATGCAATGGAATGCAGATAATAATAGTGTCTATCAGTTTAGTACTAGTAATACTAATAGTGGATTATATTTATTTGAGTTTAGTTCACCATTGAGCAGCGGAATTATTAACTTTAAAATACCAGCCAGTATCACAGCCGGATATAATTTTACATCAGCAAGTTATGATATGGAATTAGAATCTTATGCAGTTTTTTATTCTGGCGGAGGCCCACAAATTACACGACTTTTACAGGGAACTGTTACTATACAACCCGAGATTACAAAATTTAGTTGCTCTGGTGTCTAATGAGTACTGTTACCATCAATCAAGAATCAATTAATCCTATTATTTCTATACAATCGACAGAGGGAGGTATAGTTAGTGTTAGTGGCGTATCTAATACAAATTCTATTATCACTATTAATGAAGGTCAACAAGGACCGCCAGGAGCAGGGGCTCAAGGCATACAGGGTATACAAGGTTCCAACGCAACTATGCAGGGCGTACAAGGACCACAAGGCAATCAGGGCATAATTGGCTCTCAAGGTACCCAAGGTATTAATGGTTTACAAGGTATACAGGGTTTAATAGGTAATCAGGGTATACAAGGAATTCAAGGTATTCAAGGTATACAAGGCTTACAAGGATTGCAGGGCATCCAAGGTGTTCAAGGTGTTCAGGGTGAATCTGGCACAGACGCATATATGCAGGGTGTTCAAGGAATACAAGGCTACGATGGAAATCAAGGAACTCAAGGTATCCAAGGTATTCAAGGTACTCAAGGCCAAGCTGGTACAGACGCATATATGCAAGGTACTCAAGGAATACAAGGAGAAATTGGAATTCAAGGTCAAGAAGGCTTGCAAGGTATTCAAGGCATGCAAGGTATCCAAGGAATACAAGGAGAAACTGGCACTCAAGGTATCCAAGGTATCCAAGGTCAAGAAGGCTTGCAAGGTATTCAAGGCCAAGCTGGTACAGATGCATATATGCAGGGTACTCAGGGGATACAAGGCTACGATGGTGCTCAAGGTATGGCTATGCAAGGTATGCAAGGTATCCAAGGAATACAAGGAGATGCTGGTATTCAAGGCTCTCAAGGTATCCAAGGAATACAGGGTTATGATGGCATACAAGGCTACGATGGCGCTCAGGGTACAGACGGAATTAATGCATTAACAGGAGGAGTTAAATATACTTTTGACGATTCGACTACGGATAGCGACCCTGGCTCAGGATATTTTAGATATGATGATAGCACACTAGGTAATATAGGATACATATATATTAGTGATTTAGATTTTTATAGTAATAATTTATCTAACTGGTATTTATCTTGGGATGATAGTACTAGTATACCATATGTAGGTACTATTACTATTGTAACAGAAAATGGTTTAACAAATATTTTTAATATTGATCTTACAGATCCATTGACTATTATATATTCTACTAATTATTTTAAAATACCTGTTATAAATATTTCTGGTTCATCTATTCCGCTAGATGAAGAAAAAGTTATTATTGTTTTTTCTAGAACCGGAGATATGGGTACTCAAGGGATACAGGGTATACAGGGTACTCAAGGGATTCAAGGATTAAATGGAGCATATGCAGCTCAGGGGATTCAGGGACCAGTAGGACAAGCTGGTATTATGTATCAATTTAATAATAATACTAGTAATACTGATCCGGGTACTGGATATTTAGCATACGATAATTCCGTAGCAGCCAGCGTGACGAATATTTATATAGATGAAAATGATTATTTTAATAATAATCAGACAACATGGTATGAAATATGGGATGATAGCTCAACACTATCTAATATGGGTACTTTATCTATAATAGATATTGATACTAATGCAATTAATATTTTTTCTATTGTAGGTAATGTAAGTAGTTCTTCTGGTTATTATATCATACCGGTATCACATATATCTGGAACTACAATACCATTAAATAATAATATTCTAATAGTTATATTTTCTAGAACTGGCGATGTTGGTGAGGGTATACAGGGTATTCAAGGTGTTCAAGGTATACAAGGCATACAAGGTATACAAGGTATCCAAGGATTAAATGGAGAATATGCGGCCCAAGGTATTCAGGGTACTCAAGGATTAGATGGCTCATTTGCAGCTCAGGGAATCCAAGGATACGATGGAATTCAAGGTATCCAGGGTTATGATGGATTAGGATTGCAGGGTATCCAAGGAATACAAGGAGATCTTGGTCAACAGGGCGCTCAGGGTACAGATGGATATGGACTTCAAGGTATTCAAGGGATACAAGGAGCTGATGGGATTCAAGGAATTCAAGGATTAGAAGGGTCTCAAGGGATAACTATTCAATATCTTGACAATTTGGATGATGTGACTATCACTAGTGTAACCCATAATGATGCATTAATTTATAATAGTGGAACAGCAGTTTGGGAAAATAATAATAAAGTTATATTTACTGATATAGATAATATATCTGGTGCTAGCATAGTTAAAAATATAGTAAAGATTAGTCAAATAGATTATGATAATCTAGGAAGTTACGATACTAATACATTATATGTTATTACTTAATAGTAATATAAACTGTATTATATAAAATATATGTATAGTGAAATTACTAATTTTGCTAAAAAAATTATTAATGATGGTGGTAAAATTATACCATTGATTATTAATAAAAAAGATATTATTGGTCCATCACTAACTAATCCATCCGTATTAAATTATAATGGTAAATTACTAGTAAATTTACGTAATGTAAATTATGTGCTCTATCATGCTGAGCATGGCGTGAACGAGCATGTGTGGGGCCCATTATGCTATCTTCATACCGAACAACATCAGGTACTATCAACACATAATATAATATGTGAGTTAGATAATCAATTTAATATAGTAAATAATAGTATAGTAGATACAAATGTTCTTGATGTTAAGCCGCTATGGGAATTTATAGGATTGGAGGATGCCAGATTAGTAAACTGGAATAATAAATTATTTCTTAGCGGAGTTCGTCGTGATACTACTACAAATGGTCAGGGGCGAATGGAACTATCAGAGATAGTTTATGAAGATAATAAGTGGAAAGAAATTTCTCGACAAAGAATGCCAGCCCCAGGAAACGATTCCTCATACTGCGAAAAGAATTGGATGCCAATTATTGACAAGCCATATACATATGTTAAATGGACCAACCCCACAGAAGTAGCAAGATATAATCCAGCCAATAAAACTACAGAAACTATAGTTTTAACAAAATATCAACAACTAAATACCCGAGATCTTAGAGGAGGATCTCAGGTTATACCTTACGGTGACTACTATCTTGGAATCACACATGAGGTGGATCTTTTTAAGAGCGAGGCAGGACGTAAAAATGCCACATATAGGCACAGATTCATCTTATGGGACAAGACTTTTAATCTCTTGAAGATCAGTTCTCTTTTTGATTTTATGGGCGGCAAAATTGAGTTTGCTTGTGGCATGACCGAATATAATGATCAGATTCTTATTACTTTTGGTTTTCAAGACAATATAGCTTTCTTATTAGTTTGTACTAAAGACTCGATAAATAGGATTATAGGATTATGAAAGAACTATATGAATATGTAAATAATCCAGATAATGATCTTATTAATTTTAATCTTGGATTATACTATGAGAATCTACAACAATATTCCCCAGCCTCAACATTTTATTTAAGGGCGGCAGAAAAAACAGATAGTATAGACTTAAGATACGAAGTACTTCTACGCACCTTCTTCTGCTTTAATGCTCTGGGCAATAGGTTTACAACCTGCGAGGTTTTGCTAAGACAAGCTATATCATTATGTCCTCGTAAACCTGAAGCATATCTATTATTAACTGAATTATATGAAACAACATCCGATTGGATTAATGTTTATACATATTCTAGCATAGCTTTAGATGTTTGTAATGATTCGTCAGTATTTTATAAAAGTATAAATTTTGTTGGTAAATACGCATTTTTATTTCAAAAAGCTGCTAGCGCATGGTGGGTTGGCAAACCCGCAGAAGCTAGAAAAATATACAGAATATTACTTAATGAATACTTAGATCAATTGAATGATAAATATAAAAATTTATTACAATCTAATCTTAGCCAACTAGGTTGTGGACCAGAATCAAATGCTATTCGAACATATACAAAAAATTTACTACCAAAACTAAAATATAAATTTCCTGGAATACAAAATATAGATCGTAATTTTTCTCAAGTATATCAGGATATGTTCATATTAACAGTATTAAATGGTAAAATAAATGGCACCTATCTTGAGATAGGATCATCAGAACCATTCAAGAATAGTAATACGGTTCTTTTGGAAAAACTAGGATGGAAAGGAGTTGGAATAGAATATAATGAAGACTATGTAAAACAACATAAGCAACAACGAACCAATCCGGTGATTCATTCTGATGCATTATTATTAGATTATAATAAAATATTAAATAAATATCTACATAATATCTATACTATAGATTATCTACAACTAGATATAGAACCTTCAAATAGTACATATGAAGCTTTAACTAGTATTCCATTTGATAAATACAAATTTAATATTATAACATATGAACATGATCATTATGTTGATGTTAATAGATGCTATAGAAATAAATCTAGAGAATATTTATTTTTCAAAGGATATATACTAATTGTTCCGAATGTATCCCCAGATGAATTTAGTCCTTTTGAAGACTGGTGGATTCATCCTGATATAAAAGATTCTATTAGTTATTTGCCAACTTTAGACACAGAATCAATAAATCAAGTTGAAAAATATTTCTTAAATAATTAGACCAATTATACTACGGTGTAAGTATAATAAAACTATATTTTTAGGAAATTATAGATAAAGTGGCTAATTTAAAATCTTACTGAGGAGCATAACATGGGCTCATACTGCGTTACAGTTTTTGATACTATAGAGAATCCAGGAGAAGGAAATGCATGCTTTAATACTGCAACTAGAAATTTAACAATAAATAAAGGAAGCTCATATAAAATTATTTATAAAGTTACAAAAGAAGGAAATGATATTAGTCTTGCCGGTTTCGCATTAAGAGGACAAATACGACCATCATCTAGTAGTAATATTATATTATTAGATATGTCTACAGCAAATATGTTATTAGAAATAAATAATAGTAATAGTACAATAGCTATGAGATTTCCTGAGGCATTTACCAGAAGAGTGACTCAATCATTAGCGTCCTATGATATAGAAATTTTGAGTGGTTCTGGAGAAGCCTATAGAATTGTACAGGGACTAATAACATTTATTCCAGAAGTTACACAATGAATATTATTACTACAGAATTAAAAAATTTATATAAAAGTTTTATAGATGAACTAATGAGTAATGGTTCCTTATCATTGCCGTGTAAATTAATTTATGAAGGATCATCATTCACAGAGTGCTCTAACTGTAATATAGACCCAGTATCTCACAAGTCCTCGAACACATACAAATCTGGTGGCCCATTAATTTTTATAGATGGACAAATTTGTCCCTATTGTAGAGGGCTTGGAGGTATGTATTCCGAGGCTTATGATACCAAAGATCTACTTGTGATATTTGATTATAAGTATTGGATAAATTTTAATAGTAAAGTTCATAGTCCAGATGGTATGATACAAACAATTAGTAAATTAGAAGACTATGCTAAAATTAAAACATGTAATAAATTAATTGTAGATACTAATATACAAGATTATACAGAAAGTTATTTTCAAAGGAATAGTGAACCACAACCCTGTGGTTTTGGAGAAAGTTCTTACTTTTTTACTTTCTGGAAGAAGATATGAAACTTTCTATTAATCTGATAGAGAATAATAGCGAGATTCAGAAACGTATTCTTAATGCGTTATCTCCACAAATTCAGACTTATCTTACTAAAATAGAAAAACAAATTTCGTCAGAAATACCAAAAATCGTAATTAATGGAATAAAAAATCAACCAGAGTATTCTGCAATAGTCAGTGGTAGATTACAATATGAATTTGGTATTCAAGATCCTCAAAATAAACTTAACGATATTTTAAATACTATAGAATCTAGTCTTAAAGTTACTATACGTCAGCCACAAACCGGAGGATCTCGAATAAACGGCACTATAAAATTACAAATGGTTCAGTCAAATTTTGCAGATTTACTTAGCTTAGGCTCTGCATCATTCGTATCTGAAAAAGGAAGTCAAATAAATTGGTTAGATTGGCTATTAACTCAGGGTGATAGCACTATAATTGCTGGGTATAGTTTCATTGCTGGATCATTTCCAACATCACGTACTGGTGGTGGTATTATGATGGAATTTGAATCTTCTTTTTGGAGAGTTCCTCCAGAATATGCTGGAACTACTAGAGATAATTGGATAACCAGAGGTATAGAAAGTGTAACTTCACAAATACAAAAAGAACTAGAAAATATAGTGAGTAAAACATGACTTATGATCCAAGATTTATGGGTGTTAATAATATAGGCTCAACACAATTATTAAATGAATTACAAAATAATTATAAATCTTTTTTAGATTGGGGATTTATAAATATAGGTGGTTTTACTAATGTTACTATTCCTACAACTAATATTAGTAATTTTGATCTTCATGTTCTAAAACCCACCAAAGATAATAATAGAATCAATAATACGGTATGGCAGGCTGCAAGAAAAGATTGGATTTATGAATCTGGTATTAATTATAGTGGATCATCACCAATTAATATTAGTGGTATATATGTGAATTCTGTATTTTATCCTGGGCCAACAGGTAATGCTACTATAGGATATAAAATTAATTATCCAGAAGGCAAGGTCATATTTAATAGTGCAGTATCAGGAACATCTTCTGTACAAATAGAATACTCTTATCGAAATATACAAGTTTATAAAATAGATGAATTTCCGCTATGGAAAGAATTACAGTATAGATCATTAGAAAATAAAACTGGTCTGTCATTATCCGATAAAGGCGATTTTTCTATTGGTTCTGAATATCGTGTACAATTACCGTGTGTTCTTATAGAAACTGTACCACGAAGTAATAATCAACCATTTAGACTTGGGGATAAATCTCTTATTATTGAACAAGACATATTATTTCATATTTTATCTGATCATAATAGTGATAGAAATAATATTGTAGATATATTAAGACTACAAGAAGATAGAGAAATTTGGCTATATAATACCAATACTATTGTAAAGAGTGGCGTTTATCCTCTGAAATATGACGGCTCAAAAAATATAAATGGCCAAAATTATGATATTATTGTTAATAACGATAATTATAAATGGTTGCGATCACGAATGAGTAAAATTAATATTTCGGATATAGTATTTAATAATATTCGAATATATGGTTCTGTAGTAAGAATCTCAAATCAGATTATTTTTACTGATTTCTGAATAGTCGGGGTATAATGTATTGATTGTTTTCTTACATTCTTATGCCATAAATCGGGAGATTACCAATGCCAAATAATCGTGTTTTTTATGCTAGCCAAGGCGTAAAAGTAGGAGCTAGCACAGTACAAGGCGCCCAAAGTGTTGGCGTCACATCAAATTTTAATCTCGAACAAGCTTTTCAATTAGGTCAATTATCATTATACGATAATATTGTTGTTGATCCAGAGGTTGAGGTTACAGTGAGCAAGGTTCTAGATAGTGAAGATACTATCTGGAAACTAGCTACTGGTGGCGGTACTCTTGTATCCAACGCTAATGATGAAACAACGGTTATATTAGGTGTTGGTGATGATACAGCAGCTTCACTTAGCGGAGCAGCATGTATTACATTTAGTGGTATGTTTATTAGTTCATTAACATATACTTTCCCGGTAGATGGTAATTTTACTGAAGAAGTAACGTTTGTTGGTAACAATAAACAGGTTGGTACCGGCTCCGTCAGCGCTCCATCAGATACGGATACCAAGGTTATGCGTAGACAAAATCTTGATGTCGGTAACTCAAGTCTACCAACAGAAGTTAGTGGCAAAAATATTACAAGTATCACAATTAGTGCTGATCTTGGAAGAGAAAGTATGTATAAACTAGGTCAATATGCTCCGTTCCATCGCTTTGTAAATTTCCCACTTGAAGTAACAACAGAAATTGAAGTATCGGCTACAAGTCACGACGGAGTAGCTATGGATCTACCAAGTGTCGGATGCACAGGCGGAAGTTTACCAACCGGTCAGCAAATTACTGTTGTAGTTTGCGATACGCTTAGTACAGGTACCGCCTATACATTCAATATGGGTAATAAAAATACGCTACAATCAGTAAATTATACTGGTGGAGATACTGGTGGTGGTAATGCTACAATCACCTACTCGTATACCACATATAATGATCTTGATATTACTGGCTGATAGTAGATGATTTAAAAGGATAGGTTGTGCCATCAGGAAATAAAAGAGTATTTTATGGCTGTCTGGGCATAGGTCCTTGCGGAAGCGGGCCTATGTCCGGAGTCATTTCTGCTAAATATTCTTTATCTAGAGAAATTAGTACCGTATTTGGTCCAGGAAGTTCAACACCAGCTGCCACATATGGTAATCTTCCTAATATAGAGATATCATATACTAGTTATTTAACTTCATATACTAGCATATTGAGTGAAGCTGGATTGAATAGTTGTACTGGATTTGATATGATGGTGGGAAGTGATGCGTCTACATCTAATCCCGTACTCAATAGAACTATTCGTGGTAGTTTTATGCTACTAAGCTCTGTAACGTATAATCTAAGCGTTGATGGGCCATTTACCGTAGAACGTACATATATAGGATATAGTAAACCGTCTGGTGGTCCTGGAGGATCAGTTCCTTTATCGACTGCCACAACATTAAGAAGACAAAATTTTTCGGGTGGATTACCATCTTATTTATCAAATATGGCCCCACAGAGTATATCAGTATCATGTAAAATTAATAGAGAATATATAGGTGAATTTGCTACTAGAAAACCATATGCTAGTTATATAAGATTTCCAATAGAAACGACATGCTCTATTGAATTGCTGACCCAAGATTTAGACACCTACACGATGGACGCTATGGAGTCAGCCTGTCGAAATCCAAAAACACATTCACAAGATATTACAATTTCATTATGTGGTAATGGTGGAGGTATAACAATTAGTAAAGCATTTCTTACCGGATTAAATTATTCCGGCGCCGATGCTGGAACCCAGGAAAATCAAAGATTAACGGTAACATATACTGGATTTACATCTCCAGTAGGTATTAATCCTGTTATTATTTTATCAAACGAGGATCCTTGTGGATGATAATCTAGATAAAATATTTTATAGAATTATATGTGGATATTTTTTTATTTTTATTGATAATATTAAATATAAAATTATAAATCCATCAATTCATATAAAATATGAAGCAGAAATATTATATGATGAAATTATAGAGGATAATAAATATGATAAAAGATGGATGACTGAAAATGAAATTAATTTATATTTAGAATTAAATAATATATGGAATAAACAAAACGAAAAACAACTTAAACAATTAGAAAAACTTATAGAAGACTTTAAGATAGAATTATTCCTCAATTTTACAGATGAAAAAAAACGAACATTTTTTAGAAAGCAGCTATCACAAACCAGAAAAAATATAGACGAATTATATAAAAATAAAAATTGCATGTCTCATTTAGACATAAAAACTCACGCAATGAGTGTAAAAAATGAATTTATTTTGATGAATACTATATACGATATGAATAACAATTTAGTATTTAAGAATCCATATTCCGAATCATTAGAATATAAAAAATTACAACTTTTCATAGCTGAGATACTAGATTATAATATAACGCCTCAGATTATTAGAAAATTAGTCAAGACAGACTTTTGGAAATCATATACTGCGGTTATTAATCTCACTATGGATTTAGATAAAATTAGCGATGACTATAGACACCTTATTAGTTTACATAAAATGTATGATAATGTAAGACAACACCCCGAGTGTCCATCTGATCAAATAATTGAGGATGATGATGCTCTTGATGGATGGTTTTTACATCAAAACAGAAAAATCGAGAAAGAGAAAAAGAAAAATACTATTTTAAATAAATTTGGGGGTAATATAAAAGAGAAGGCAGGAGAGGTTTTTGTCATGTCTCAGGATCTTGAGGAAGTCAAAGATATATACGATCTTAACAATCCTGAACAAAAACAAAATATTAGAGAGCTGATAATAGCCGCGCAAAATAACAAAGACGGTATCAAGTGGCAGGATCTTCCATATGTTCAGAGACAGATTAGACAACAGGCTAATGAACAATTTAAGGAAAAGGTTAAATGATAATGAAATATAAAAAAGGAATAATCAATCAACTGAGTAGAAGATTTCAGACAACAATTATTGGTTCGCTAGCAAGATTTGAAGATACATTCGGATATTTATGGGGACATAATTCCGATAAAGACCTTACTGAAAAACAAAAAGCATTTCTAGATAATTGGGAATATGTTAGAACATCAATCCTTAATCATGGTAATAATCAAATGAGAGAGGCTATTGATGATGTTATAGAACATATAGAGGATCAAAATAATTTTTATAAGTATAACTTTGTAATTCAAAATCAAAAAGATAAACAGGAGAGGAATTTATGAATATAGATACATTCATGTCATTTGTTGATGGTAGAGAACAGGAATTTACTATTAAATCACCAACTTTAGCAGATCAAAGAGAGGCGCAAAAAGTATACAATCAAGCTTTCTCTGATGCTGTTAAATCTGGCTGTATTGTTAGAGCAAGACTAGATGATTTATTAAAAGAACAAGGATTGTGGGATGATAATAAACAAATAAGATTCAATACATTACAGCAACAATTACTAGACAGTGAGAAGTCTCTTGCTAAAGGCGGTATTAGTTTAAAAACGGCCAAAGATATTGCAGTAAGGATGAAAAAATTACGAGAAGATTTACGAGAATTAATAAGTGTAAGAACAAATTTGGACAATCATACGGCTGAAGGTCAAGCAGATAATGCTAGATTTAACTATTTAATATCATGCTCGTTGGTGTATTCTAGTACTAAAGATAAGTATTTTAAGAGTTATGAAGAGTATCTAACTAGAGCTTCTGAGCCTATTGCTGTAAAGGCCGCTCAGGTTTTAGCTAATATGCTCTACGGATTGGATAGTGATTATGAAAAGAAATTACCAGAAAATAAATTTTTGATTAAATATAAATTTGTTGATAATAAATTACGTTTAGTAAATAAAGATGGTAAATTAGTAGATGCTGAAGGTAGATTGATTGATGAGTTTGGTAGATTTATTAATGAGAAAGGTGAATATGTTGATAAAGACGGTAATTTGGTGGATATTAATGGAGATTATGTAACGGACTTTATTCCATTTACAGATGATGATGGAAATCCAGTATTAGATAATGAAACTAAGGAAGTTACTACAACAGCATCAAATGAAACCACAACCACAACAACCACAACTACAGAAACTACTAGTGAATCTAAATCAGCAGAATAGATTAGTAGCATATTGTAATATACCAAATTTTAGCATCATGAGCGATCATGGTGCTTTTTTGGTTTATGGAGGACTAAATGGCCGCATTTAATCTTACCGCAGAAATTAATTTAAGAGGTCCATCTAACCTTAATCAAGTTGTTTCTAATATTAGAAGACAACTATCCACTGTTAGTCTAAATTTAAATATTAATCAGGCTACATCTGGGGCTATTCGGTCTTTGACTGGTGACGTACGTAATCTTAGTGTTGCATTAAGAGATGCTCAGAATAATGCCGCAGCATTAGCTGCTGCGATAAATAATATTGGTGCAAGAGGGAGTAATATAGGTAATATTACTAATACTATCAATGCTGGTTTTAATCAAGCAAATACACAAGCTAGAAATGCACAGAATGCTATTGGTGGAGCTAGATCAGAGATGGAGGAATTCGGCAGACAGTCTGCTTTAGCTATTAGAAGATTTGCTGCCTTTAGTGTGGCTACAGGAGGAATTTACGCTTTAATAAACGCTATATCTAGCGCATCAAGCGAGTTTATCAACTTTAATAAAGAATTTGTTAGACTACAACAAGTAACAGAATCTTCTGCATCAAGTTTAAAACCATTGGCAGATGAAATTACCAGATTATCAACTTCTCTTGGTGTTACATCTAGTGATTTATTAAATGTTTCTACTACATTAGCCCAGGCTGGTTTGAGTGCCGGTGAAACTAGAGTTGCTTTAGAAGCATTAGCAAAATCCGCACTTGCGCCATCTTTTGATGATCTTGGATCAACAGTGGAAGGATCTATTGCTATATTGAGACAGTTTGGGCTAGGCGCTAAAGATCTAGAAGGGGCACTAGGTTCAATCAATGCTGTTGCTGCTAGATTTGCTGTGGAAGCTAGCGATATTATAACTGCTGTACAGCGCACTGGTGGTGTGTTTGCTGCTGCAAGCAGAGGAGTAAGTCAGGGTAAAGATGCATTGAATGAATTTATTGCAGTATTTACAAGTGTTCGTGCTACAACTCGTGAAAGCGCCGAAACTATCGCTACTGGTTTACGAACTATTTTTACTCGTATCCAACGAGGAGCTACTATAGAAGCTCTTAAAGGATTTGGAATTGAATTAACAGATCTTGAAGGTAAATTCGTTGGCCCATACGAAGCTGTTAGACGTCTGAGCGAAGGCTTAAAGACTCTTGATCCAAGAGATTTGAGATTCTCACAAATAGTAGAAGAACTCGGTGGATTTAGACAAATTGGTAAAGTTATTCCTCTTATTCAACAGTTTGCTACGGCACAACAAGCGCTAGGTGTTGCTCAAAGAGGTTCAGGATCATTAGCGGCAGATGCGGCAAAAGCACAAGAAGCACTTTCTGTTAAAATTACTAGAGTACGCGAAGAATTTATTGCATTAATTAGAGATATTGGTCAAAGCCAAAGTTTTCAAACATTTGCTGATATTTCGCTAAAACTTGCTAGTGGATTAATTGCTGTTGCAAGTGCGGCTAAAGAAGCGCTTCCAGCGATAACAGCTATATTAGCTTTGCGTGGTATAGGTTCATTAGGTCAATATATAAGTGGGTTTTCCGGTGGTATATCTCGTGGTGGTGGAAGACGATTTGCTACAGGAGGTTTAGTTCCTGGTAGCGGTAGTAGAGATACTGTATCCGCAATGTTAACGCCGGGTGAGTTTGTTATTCGTAAAAAAGCTGTACAAGCTATTGGTGTTAATAATTTAAAAAATATGAATCGATATGCTAAAGGTGGAATAGTTGTTGATCCATCTAAAATTGGGGCATTCTTTTTATCTCCAACAGAAGGTTCTGATAGATCACCAGTCAATATAGGTGGTGAAGCATTGATTAAGAATCTATCGGCACTCAAACAATTAGGAAAAGCCCCAAAAGTTCCAGACGCAAGATCACAAGCATTCTCATTAGCTACAAGTGATATACAGTCCAAAATTTTAGGATTTTCTACTGGTAAAAATAGAAAAAAAATTGACACAAGTAAATTAATTAAAAATGGAAAATTTGTAGATACTAGAGAGGCCAGAAATGCTCTTTTTGATGCTGGATATTCAAGAGAAGAAATTCAAACATATGATCCAAACAGAGCACAAAAAAGAGTTAGCGTTGGACTTAAAAAAGATAAATTATTAGTATCTGGACAAGAAATACCAATATCTGGAGCTATTTCTTCATACTATCCTGGTAAGAATGATTTACAAGCATCCGGAGTATCATCAACAGTAACAGAAAATACAAGAAAAGGATTATATAATACTGTTCTTAAATCTATTGATCCCATTCTAAATTCTCTTTCTAATCCTATCATTAGCGTTAACAGATCTCAGGCACAAAAAGGAGCTAAAAGAATAGCTGATGATAAAAATGCACAATTAACAACATCAGGATTCGTATTTGAAGGCGTAGTACAGGCAATAACCGGAGCTAAACTTGCTGGTGATCAATCTAGTTTCGATTTTCCAAATATTGCATCCTCAAGAGAATCATTGGCAAAAATGTTTACGGATAAGAGCGGTGAAGGAATTAATAGTTTAATTAAAGCTGACGCCAAAAGAACAGCTACTCCAGACGCTATAGATTCTATTAAAAGAAAAATTATTAATGATATTAATAGTGGTAAATTTGAAGGTGTAACTTTCAATAGATTCGCCAGAGGTGGTAATGTAGATTCCGTTCCGGCTTTATTAACTCCTGGTGAATTTGTTATTAATAAAAAGGCTGCATCAAGAATAGGACAAGCAAAATTACATCAATTAAATAAAGCAGATAAAATTAGTGGTTTTAATACTGGTGGTGCTGTTGGTCATATTCAAGAGTTTGCTGGTGGCGGTGGTGTTCAGAGATTCTTTATTGGCGGAATAGTAACTGCATTTAATAGATTATTACCTGTAGTAACTAGATTAACTTCGTCTCTTACAGGACTAAGTAGTGGATTATCAAGATTTGGTGTTCCAAGAACAGGAGCAGGAACAGCCAGACAAGGTGGAGTAAGAGCTGGAACTAGAAATTTCACTAATCAAGGATCACAAGTCCCTGGTGGAAGACAAGGAGGTACTCTTGAATTAGCTGGTTTATTATTCGCATTTCAGGGTTTAACAAGTTATATTGAAGGACCATTAGGTAGTGCATTAAGTAATTTTGGTAGCGCAGCAACATTAGCATTCTCTGTAATTCCAGGACCACTACCATTTAAACTTTTAGTTGCTGGAATAGCTGGTGTTACAGCCGGTGTCAAAGGATGGAACGATGCGCTTAAACAACAGCAATTAGAAAAACAACAGAAACAATTGGAAACATCAGCCTCTGGTTTGGATAAATCATTCGAAAGATTGCAAGATGCTACAGATAGAAAACAAGATACTAAACCAATCATGGGGGAAATTTTAAGTGGTGTAAAATCTGCTGCTCAAGCTGAAGAAACTATAAGAAGAACAAAACAAAATGATGCTATGGTAACTAATATTGGTGCAGCATTAGGATATCAGGTCGATACAAAAGCATTGAGTTCCGAATTAGCTGGCATTGGCAAAACTAGTGCTGCTGGTATACAAAAATATATAAACCAAGCATTGACCCAAGGATTAAGCCTTGATCAAATACAGCAACAGATAGAAGGTCTGGGTGCTGGCACTCTAGAACAAGTGAAAAGATCTTTTGCTGTGGCAGAAGGCGGTGCCGCAGTTACACAAAAAATGGCAGAGATTACATCAAGGAAATCTGCGGGTAAAGATACAAAACAGCAAGAAACAGAACTTCAAGATCTTATTGATAAAACTTGGCAAGAATTTACAAATGCCGCTAATGAACAGGTTCAGGCAGAGAAAAAAAGAATAGAAGTACAGAAAGCCTCTCAACAAGCGGCATTGGAAGCAGCAAATGCAATAACTATTTTTAATATGGCATTAAAGAATGTCTCTGAGGCAGTTAGCAGAGCATCTGCCGAATTTTCGAATAATTCTAGACTACTTGATATTAATTTGGGTTCAAGACTAGGAGATACTTTATCTATACAAAAACCAGATAGACTTAATGAAAATATTTTATCAAATTTGGGTGCTTATTCTAATCAAGAAATTTCTGATGCTATTAAAAATCTTGGAGATAAAGTAGGATTTGATCCTGAATTCAGCAAAAGATTAGAAGCTACAGCTTTAAGTATGAGAACCTTGGAGACATCTTTGCCACAAATTTTATCTAGAGCTGGAGCATTACAGAAAGGAGGTTCATTTGAAGCTGATCAAGAAGCAATTAAGGACGAAATCAGAAACTCATTGAAAGGTTTAGGAGATGTAGATGTAGAACAGATTGTCAATGATACTATGTCTGCTATACAAGATAAAAGAATCTCTACTCAAGAAACTTCATTATCAGAGATAGCAAATTCATCGCAAACACTACAAAAAATTCTACAGGCGTATAATGATCAATTAAAGACAGCAGAACAAGCTCAAAAAGCATACAATGATATGCTTGCTGAAGTTAATACACGAATGAATCAATATGTAGATGCTCTTGGTAGGGCAACAGATTATCAAATTAAAGCATCTGATATAAGATTAAATAGTGAAGTACAACTTAGAGAAGCATTAAAACAAGAAGTTTCTCTAATGGATATGAATGCCGCTTTTAATCAATCAATAGCTAAACTAACAGATGTTAGTGCGCCAAATGGACAAAAACTTGGCGCAACAGGAGATCCTATAGAAATAGCACGTAGACAGGATATGCTAGAAGCAGAAAAAGCTAGAATAGAAAAAAGACGAGATCAATTTGCTGTTAATAGTCCGCAATGGAATCAATTAAATGCTAGTTTGGTTAAGACCACCAACGAGGCAAGAAATTTAGCAAAAGCACAGGAAAAATTGGCGTCTGATACTACTCGCGCGTCTAATGCTATGAGTAAAATACAAAGCATTAATCAAGCGAGAGAAGGTGCTAGAGGACAATTATTTGATGTATTTAAAAATATCAATAATCCTCAATGGGTTCAATCTTTTATTAATAGTGTTGGTTCTTATACACGAGTATTATCTGGTAGAGGAAATTTAGCAGATCTCGGTCCAGCTATAGATGCTTTGGAAAGAAGACTACAAACATTACAACCAGCAGATGCAGATAGAGAAAGAGAAGCATTTGCTAGACAAGCTGCTGAAGTTGTTGCCAGAGCAACCGGAGCCGGCGCTGGAGAAGCACAAAATATTGTTAATCAATTACTAAAACTTGGTGGTTTTGGAGAAGACGGCGCCCTTAATCAGGCTATCAAAGAATTTAGAGATGCAAATGAAACAGCGGCAAAAGCTAATGAACAAATTGCTGCACGAACAAAAGAAGGTGCGGATTATTTATATAATAAAGTAATTCAAGCTGCTGACGATTGGGTAGCATCTGTAGGTAAAGCTGGCACTCTTAATATTGGTGGAGATGCTAATGTCGCTGGTGGTCTAAATGTCGGAGGCGGAGGTAGAGGTATCGCAAACGCTGGCGGTAATCGTAGGGGTGGTGTTATTTATGCAAACGATGGGGCGCTCATCAATTTTAAACCAAAGGGCAGCGATACTGTACCGGCGATGCTAACACCAGGAGAATTTGTTGTTAATAAGAAAGCAGCAAAGAATAATATTGGATTATTAAAATCAATCAATAGTGGTTCATCAGTATATAGTAATGGTGGAGTTGTATATGCTAGAACCGGTGGGTCTATTATGTCTGATATTAGGGATACTAATAGCAGATTACAAAAAAATATTTTCATACCATCCGCTAGTTTTGATGTTAAAGATGCCATAGCACAAACTTTTGATTTTAATAGTTTATTGATAGAACTTGGTAATAAAATTAAAGATACCAAAGGTCTCCATGATGATAGTATGTGGTATTCTTTATTAGGGGCTAAACCAGGTGAATTGCCGTATTGGGCAAACAGAAATGTCTCTAAAATGAAATTAAGAGAGTTTTTAAATCTTAAAGAATACTATAGAAATTTTGTTGATAAAACTAATAATTCAGCATTGCTCAGCCTTATAGATGTTAATAATGGATATTCAGCGCCTAATTTACCCATAGAACAACCAGTAGCACCAACAGTAGAGCTTGATCCTGAACAAGTAAAAATATTTAACGAATATTTAGACTTTAAGAAAGCCAATATCGGCGCCAGAGATGCCAAAGTTAAATTAGCAGCATCATCCTTTAGAGAGTATCTTAAATATAACAATATTCAGAATGTTGATCCGGCTAAATTTGAGCCAGATACTCTTCCCAAACCACCAGAGGTTCCAGAAAAAATTCCTCCAGCCCCCAAATATTATGATGAATTAACATATAAGGAATATTTAGATAAAATTATAAGTCAAGGATTTTCCCCTGTTCCTCCCGAAAGAGGACGCTTTACTACTGATGCTTTTTATACTAAAACTAAATTAGGTACAGGCGAAGTTGAGAACGAAGAAGATGTGATGGCTAGACTATATACTAAGTATGGAGACGCATACGAACAGCATGTTAAAAATATAAAGAATAAAACATTTCCAGAAAGAGCAATTAGAGATTTCCCATATAGAGATAAACTGATAGCTGGAGCAGCAAGCTTCGGAGATTTTCTTAAATCTGAAGAATCATTAAAACTTCATGGTTTAGATATAGCTGATATAGTAAAGGAAAATAAAGCTCGTGAAGAAGCAACCGTCACAGGAGCCAGAGTTACACAGTTTGATACTCGACTAGTTGGCCCAATTAATGGTGGACCAATTGGTGATGTAGATATTAATCAAATTAAGCAAACTGCTACTACACTTCAAGAAAAAACTAATGAAGCCCTTAAAAATGTTAACGAGTACGCCGCATTAATAACCTCTAATGGTAATAAAGATGCTGTAAATATATCACTATCAAAAGTATCTAGCAATTATGAACAAGCTATAGATGCTTTGGATCAATTAAGCAATTTAACAATTTTTAGAAAAAATAATAAGATTCATATTCCTGATAATAATGATAATAATATTGATGTTCAAAATATTGTTAATAAATTAAAATCTATTAAGTTAACGTATGATAAACCAGAGAATAAATTTAAAGCCGATGATTTTTCTGATGCTACCCTAATGGCATTCGATGCTAAATATGCTCAATTATTTACTCAAAATCCGCCAGTTGAAGGAGCTGATAAAGTTCCTGGTAAAACTACTGTTGCCGGCATGACAGAGACACAGAAGAACAATATTTATGGCCGTAAAAGTGCTGCTTCACAGTATAAAGACTCATTAGCATACTATATTAGAGAGCGTGGAAAATATAACTATAGTAGGCGTTTAAAAGCTAATAGAGACGCTGCTCTTAATAATAAAGTTGGTAGATATCAAACTGGAGGAATGGTATACGCTAGCGATGGTTCATTAATTAATTTTCAACCCAGAGGAACCGATACTGTTCCCGCTATGTTAACACCTGGAGAATTTGTAGTTAATGCCAAAGCTACGAAACAAAATCTTGGGTTATTACATGCAATAAATAATAGTAATAAATCTGGAACATCATATTTTAGTAAAGGTGGTTTTGTACCATGGAAACAAAAAACATTTAATCCTAATTATCCAGGATTAGATAGAGAAGAATTAGTAAAAATACTAGAATTTAAAAAAGAAAGTGAAGCTAGAAATAAAACCGAGCCCGTTAATAATGATACTATAATTGGTTTACGTAGTGGATATTCTATAAATTTAAAAACTGATGGAAGCACACATTTAAAGATACCAACAGAACAAGAATTAGACTCATTAGATCAAGAACGACAAAATCCATATTATAACAAAGCGGGCACTATTAGTCAATATGGAGCGCCCCCAGACGCTGGACTACTTGATGCTCCATTTTATGAACGCCTTTTAGTAGCACAGCAAATATTAAATGATATTGGTGAGGCATTTGTTGCAAAAGGATTATCATTACCAAAAACACCTGTACCTGTTAATATGCGACTAACTCGATCACAAAGAAAAGCTCAAGCGGCAGCACTAGCCAGAACTAGGCCGTATGTCCAAGGAACTATGCCAGGAGTAGGAATACCGGGACCATATACATTAAATCCAAAAATTGGACCACGTTTTGGTGGTCTCAAAGAACAACGAGACGATGCAATTTTTCAATTAAGAAAAAAAATATTCGACGACGCAGAAAAAGAATTAAATAGTCCTGCATATTCAGGATCAGAACGATTAAAAAAAGATGATCCACTTACTAAGAAACAAATAGAAGATGCGCGTGATCGTAAGCTTGAAAATGCAGATTTACTTTATGATCAACAACAAAATTATTTCGCCTCCAGACAAAGAAGTAAAGATAATTTTACATTAACTTCACCAGATATAAAATTACCGATAGATGCGGTTGGTGCCTACGATGAACTACTAACAGAAGTCAAAACACTATCCGCTGAGCGTTTAAAGGCTTTGATTGAGAGATCTGAATTATTAGGTCAGGGAGCGAATTCCGCAGCATGGTCATTGACAGATAATCTGGCCCTATATCTTGATAAATCTACAATCCCATCTAGTTTATCAAATCTAGACCTGTCAATAGATCCTATAACTGGAGATAGGGCTAGTTTCGAATCTCAGTTTGGTGGCAGAATAGCGCGGGTATCAGAAAATGGAGCATGGGTGGGTGCGATTGTTGGTAGAGTTAAAGGTTTATCAGCATCTAATAAGAAAAAATTTGGAAGATCAGAGAGTTCTACAGCGCTCGAAGATACTCAAGCATTAGATTTATTATCCACATTACAGGGATATAGTAGTGATGTTTTTGCTCAATTATTTAGAGATCAGTTGGCCTTGGCAGAAAAAGGATATATTACTGGATTATCTGATTCAAAATTAACTAATTTTGTATTTGGTACCAACAGAATAGTTCCCGTTGATATAGGCGGTCCAGATTTTCAAACCCAGCCTACTTTTCCCACAGGTAAAGCATTTGTAGAAACACCAGCATCTGGATATAAAGATTTAATATTATCAGATAAATGGTTATCTATAATGAAAAATAGTATGTTTGGTACACATGGTTTAGAGCAATTTGGTTTAATGGAATTATTAAGAAAAAATCCGAGAATGTTTTTGGAAAGACTGGAAGGATTCAAGTTCTTCGATTATGAAAATGATCCCAGAGCAAATAGTCCTGAGATGCTTGGTCAAGTTGCTATGGAACAATACAGTAAAATAAAGAAAATAATTGAAGATAGAATGGCAGAAGGACAAAAGATAGCTAAACAAAATTCTGATCAACCACCACAACTCAAAAATAATCCTAATACTAGACTTATAGAGCAAAATTTACAAGGACAAAATATAGAAACTGATAATCCAGCAAATATAGCTCTACCTAGTTTTTCTATAGAAGATTTAAGACAAAGATTATCTAAATATATAGCGCCTCAAGCCAAAGCTACCCCACCACAAACTATAAAAGATATGTTTGGTAGAACAATAAAATTAATGAATTTGGATACTGAATTTGATCCGGTAAAATTAAATCAGCAATTAGATAAACAAATTACTACTGATGGTATAGCTATTACATTAGCAGAAATGGCTAAATTAATAGGAGTACCCTTAGAAAGAATTATACCTAAAGATGTAGTAACAGTTCTAGAACAACAATCAAAAATAAAAGAAGGCGGATCATGGTCAGAGTCCATAAAAAGCATGAGATTAGCTGTTCCAGGAGACAATCTCAGCGACATAGGAGCAACAGGTAGAATTGTATTTCATGAAGGCGCTCATGCCATGCTACACAGATTTGGAAATGATACTTATGCAAGATATCAAGATATGATCAGCAAAAGAAGAAATGATATCATACAGTATATGATTAAAAATTCAGAACTATTCACAGGTTATCCTGCTAGTACAATTGATAATGGATTACAATATATTTTAAGAGAAATTGCTGGTTATGGCAGTACGATGGGAATGCGAGATTTATATAAATGGGGATCATTAAATAAATATCTCTCGTCTGGTACTCCGCTACCACTAGACGCTAATCAGATAAAACAATTACAAGAATATTATAAACAACGAGATCAATACGAAACTAGAGCTAGTCGTCAAGGGGAAAATCCGCCACCTCCATATCCACCTGTATTTGATTTTGAAGATCTTCCAGATATTTTTGGTGGCGATTTGGATAGAGTTGGTAGAATAATTCCATCATCATGGACAGGTCAAAGAGCAAAAGGTATATTTGATATAGCTAGATTAGCTCTTTATCCAGACAAGGGACCGACTCTACCCGCGGTAAAAGCACAATATGATGCATTAAAGACTGCTGGTATCGTTAAGAGTTCATATGATCAATTATTGGGGATGGCTAGAGAAGAATTTTTAACACAAATGATGCAAAGTGTTGATATGTTGGACTCTATAGGAGTACAATTACTTGGTGATATTCTTAATCAAACACTAAATAGTAGTAATAGTCGAATTTTTGATGTTAATGCTTTCTATAAAAGAGTTAAAGATCTACAAGATAGTAGACGTGCGATCAATACTCCTCCACCTCTACCTCGTAGCGGCCCTCCTCCGCTTACAGCACAAAGAAAAGGTCCGCCACCATTACCGGTACAAAGAAGGCAATATGGTGGATTAATTTATGCTAATAATGGTAGAATGATTCCATTTGAATCTCGTGGCACAGACACCGTACCAGCAATGCTTACTCCGGGAGAGTTTGTTGTAAATGCCAAAGCAACTAAACAGAATCTTGGTTTATTAAAAGCTATCAACAGCGGAAGTAGTGTTGGTAGCAAATCATATCAGAAGGGAGGTATTATATATGCTGCTGGCGGTATTGTGGTGCCGGATTCTGTACCCGATATTGATTGGATAGCTATAGAATCTTTGAATAGTCAATTACTAGCATTTGCTAATCCTGATAAAGGCGCTAAAAAACATAGACAAGACCCTACAAAGGGACCATATCCATTAATTCAAAAAATAGGAAAAGCACTAAAAACTGTTCCTGTGGGTACTGATGCTCCGGCAGGGTTGGTATCATCAATCAATGAATTAAATAATCTTAAGGGGGAACAAATAGCTGCTTTTAGTTTTGATAGATTTAAAACTATTATACAGAGTGTGGGTTCTACAATAGGCTATGCTAGAAAATATCACGCTGCCAAAAGAGAAGCTGCTCGTATAGAAGCGGTCAAACCAAAATTGGTGGGATCCATAGATACTACTCAATCAACAGCACCATCTCCTACTACAGAAACAAAGTCTCAACCAGTAGCCCCGATTACTCCAGAGTACTATGATGAACTAACATATAAAGAATATTTATGGAAAACAATTAAGGATAGTTGGGATAAAATTAAGTCCGGTCAAGGGTTTAGCGGTCCTGTTCCACCAGACAAATCAAGATTTATAACTCCAGCATTCTATTATAAAAAGACAGGCGAAAACCAAGTTACTCCGGAACAAAAAGAAAAAATCGAAAAAGCCAAAGGTATGGCAGAAGAATGGAAAAAAGAGTATGAGCAATGGAGACAGGAAACAGAAAAACGTAAAGCTGAAATAGAAAAAGCAGGACGTAAATACGTTCCAGATGATGAAAGAGAAAATACATGGTTAGACAATATACCATTATGGGTAGCTCAGTATCGTGGTGCTGACGGACTAACAGAGGAGGAAATTAAAAAAGTATTTGCTGATGCAAAAATATCTACATCATCTAATTTTAGAGCAAGAGCAACAGCATTTGATGTTAGAAATACTAGTGGTATTGTTGGCGGTGGACAAAAAATTGATCCAAAAGATGTAAATCAAGAAAGAGTTAAAGCAGCATCAACAGCACTATTAACGGAAATTGCAAACGCTGAAAGATTAAGAGCGGAATATAAAACTGAAGAAAGTAAACAAGGAACAGATCCCGCACTGATCAAAAGGTCAAAAGAAATTTTTGGCGAATCATATACAGATGCTGTTGATTTCTTAAAAGAACTAGCTAAAGAACAAACAATACGCTCTACTGGTGGTACAACATTTACTACAGCAGAAGGAGCAGGAGCGCAAACATTTAACATAAATACAGCAGTATCTAGACTAAAAATGCTTAGAGATTCATATAAGTCAGATATTTTATCAGCTGGTATAGTTAAAGATGGATTCTCAGATAGTATTTTAGATGAATTTAAAGTAAAACCAGAAGTTGCAAATCCTGGTGGCGCCAGAGACGATATGCCAAGACCTTCACAGGCACCTATTGTAAAACAAACACCACCATCACCAAAAGCATTCAAAAGTAAACCAGTACAAGGTAAAGTTATAAGAGATAGTATGTCTGAGGAAGAGAAAAAAAGTATCAATGGTAGAAAAGGAATTTATTCTCAATATATGGATTCGATTGCTCATTATAAAGTAATGAGAGGTAAATTTAATTATGAATATAAATTGTATAGAAATAAAGAGGCATCATTAAGTGCAAAACAAGGAAGACGAGACGCAGCATTATCCGAACAACAACAACGTAGACAAGCTGCCGGATTCGCAAGTGGTGGTGTAGTATATGCACAAAATGGTTCACTTATTAATTTCCAGCCAAGAGGTACCGATACTGTTCCTGCTATGTTAACTCCTGGCGAATTTGTTGTCAATAGAAAAGCAACCAAAAATAATTTATCATTACTACAAGCAATTAATGACAATAAAATGCCTTATATGGCATCTGGTGGTATGGTACAAAGGTTTCAAGGCGGTGGAATGGCCGAAATGAGTGGGGGTGGTGCCGGTGGTGTATCTAATATTAGTTTGGATACTAGCGGATTGGATAGTGCTTTTAATAAGTTCTCACAATATGTTGAAAGTTTAAGATCTGTTGTTGACAGCTTTATCAGTGGTGGTCAGTCCCTATCAGGAGCAATAAATAACCTAAATGGAATTTCAACAGCTTCTCAAGGACTCTCGGCTGCCGCATCAATATTGAGAGGATCAACAGAAGGATTAACATCCAGTATTAGTACATTTAATACCGCTATACAAAATTTTGAAAAGTCTATTAGTAATATTCCACAGTCTATTGGATTACAAGTTACAGGAAGTATACCAGTAACAGTATCGGTCACAGTTAATGGTGGAGAAGGCATAGCCGAAGAACTACAGCAATTTAAAACACAAATTTATTCAGATATCACTAGAGCTATAAATGATGCAACAAATGGTAGGTTAAGAGTTAATCTAACAGCGACATAACGAGGGATTTATGACAATTATTTATCATGCTAATAAAGTTCAGGAAGTATCCACCACAACAGGAACAGGAAATTTTGTTCTTAGTGGTGCTACTACTGGATTTAAAACATTTGCTAGCACAATAGGGGCTAATAATAGATTTACTTACTATATATATAGACAAGACACTAATTTTGAATGGGAAGTTGGAATAGGATATATTACCATATCGGGTGGTGTTACACAGTTAATAAGGGAACGTATAGTATCATCTACCAATAATGATAATGCTGTTGGATTTACTTCTGGAACTAAATATATCGAGAGTATTGTTGGCGAAACCAGCGTCAATACATCCTTCATAAATGTGGAAGAAAAATCTTCAAATTTTAGCGCACCCTATAATCCGGCTACATATATAATTGATGCTTCTGTTACTGGTGTGCAAGTTACTCTTCCAGGAATAACATCACAAGTTGATCCTATTATTATGGGATTTTTATTAGATAAAACTATTGGTAATGTCTATGAACAAGCCAATGCAATTACATTGATACCTAGCGGCTCCGAAACTATTGATGGACAGTCTAGTAAAACTATCTCTATTCTTAAAGACTACCTACAGATAGTGTCTATTCCTTCTCAAACTGGCTGGTTATTGCTAGATCCTATACAAGACGCAACAAATCCGTACGGTAATGATGGTAATATACAATTTAAATATAACAGCGCTTTTAGTGGAGTAAATGATTTATCTTGGGAAAATACTAATAAATCACTATTGATTGGAGGAACCGGTAATTTAGTTAGCGCTGATGTTATCATCCCAGCATCTGGACAAACAATAGTTTTTAATGAGCAATCGCTAGATAAAGACTTCAGAGTAGAAGGTAGTGGTACCACCCATTTATTTTTTATTGATGGCAGTACTAATAGAATAGGTATAGATAATTCCAATCCACTAGATAAGATTGATATTAATAGTAATAATAATCAAGGATTAACCATTTACAAGAGTGGTATAGGTCCTCAGCTTACACTATCAAATACTTCTGTTAGTGGAGCAGCAACCAACGATATTATAGGAGCAATACTATTTTCTGGGTTGAATGATAACAATGCTCCAGTATCGTATGGTAAAATTTATTCTTTAGTAGAAGACGCAACAAATGGATCAGAATTATCTAGTTTAAATTTTGAAATTGTTAATAATGGATCTAATGAAGATGTTGCCATATTTAGTTCTAGTGGTATTTCATTAGGCTTTAATAATCAAAATATAGATGGTATTATTATAGGTAATGCTTCCGATAATGAGGGTAATAATGTATGCTTAGGCTACTATAATAGTGCTTGTGCTACAAATTCTGTTCTTATAGGCAACAGTTCATCTATAGCATCGGGAACTTTCGGAGGAGCTATAGGCTATGATCATTCTGTTTCAGGATCTAATATTTGGGTAATTGGTGGATCAGGAGTTAGTGCAACAGGTACAAATAGAGTTTATATTGCTCTCAATAATAATAATCATCTATCTATACTCAACTCTGGTACATTAGCTTATACAACTCTCACCAACCAAGACACAACTTTTAATTTAACAAATTCCGCAATACTTTCTAGTGGATTAAAAGAACAAATATCTTTTAATTTTGTGAATTCAAGTGGTACAAGTAGAAGTGGTGTTGTGGTTGGAATGGATATTATAACACCCACCAACGGTTCAGAAAAAACTCAATTTTTTGTAAATGTATTGAATACCTCATCAGGATTGAGGGTGTTATCACTAGATAAAGATAGTTTAATAACAGGATATAATTCATATAGTGGAAATAATATTATTTATGGTATTGGTAATACAATAGTGAATTCTGGTAATAGAATATTAGGTTCGAATATTATTGGAACAGGTATTAATAATAATATTTTTGGTAATTCAATATCATATTCTGGTAATAATATCTCTATCTTTGGCAATAGTAATATATGCGAAAATTCCGGTAATCTTGGAATTACTATTTTTGGTAATACCAATATAGTTAATGAAGATTACTCAACTATTATTGGTACAAATAATAGCTCTAGTGGACTATATGCTGTTGCGTGTGGATATCTCAATGGTGTTCATGGAGACTATTCAGTAGCAGTTGGAGAAGGAAATCTTGTACTATCTGATGGTTCAATAGTTATTGGAAATACTAATAGTGTATCTGGCACATCACTTGATGCGACTATATTTGCTATGGGTATAGGTAATACTGCTATTATATCATCTACAGGATATTTATTAGGACATAGCAATGAAATGTATGGTAGTGGAGGATTATTAATAGGTAATAATTCATATACAAGTGGTCATAATAATCTAGTAATTGGTAATAATATTTCTTTTACAGGAACCAATACTGTATTTTTTGCTAATAGTGGTACTGTTCAGATTAGTGGATCTACAGGAAGTATTATTCATAATGGAATTTTAACAGCACCTAATAATCAAATATCTGTAACAAGCACAGGCACATATATAACTGGTTCTGGCTCTAATGGGAATCTTAATATATCGTATGGCTCTCTAAATAATGCTACATTCACATCTAGCGGAATATCCATATCCGGATCTCCTGCTAAATTAATTAATAATAATAATACCGTAATGGTTTCTTCTACTGGTGCATATCTAATCAATGGAAATCATTATGTAGAAGTAGACAGTACTGGAGTTGATATCTTTTCGCCAAGTATTGTAAATATTAAAGCTACTGGTGCAGGATCTCCATCTATTTTGATAGAAAGTAGCGGCACCACAATACGATCTAATACTGATACTAAAATTATAGTAGATGATAAAATATCATTAAATAATGTTAATAATAATATTAATATATACTATACTGGAATAGGTATGGTAGCATCTGGTGATGTGGATTATTTGATGACTACATCAGGAACTAATTTTACTTTTTATGGTCCTGATGACATTTACTATTCTACATATGGATATAATGTGCCAACATGCGTTATTAATAATAGTGGTTTATATATTAATGATATAGATATTTTAGGTACAACTTATCCAATCTCATCTTTTGAACTAAATAAAATTAGATTTTTTAATAATCCTAATGCTTTACCAACATCATTTACTAATAGTTTATTATTATCTTTAGAAAGTGGTTATGTAAGAGTTAATGGTCCAACGCAATTTGGAAATCTTGGTACGCCATCAGCTACTGTTGATATTAGTGGAGATCTCAGGATTAATGCAACAGGCAATGGTATTACATATGAAAACTATCCAACTTCAACAGGAATAGCATCTGTACTTGTAATCGAAGATAATATTATTAAATTAGCAGGCAGTGGTATAGAGTATTCTACATACTCACAATCTACAGGTTGTGGAGTTCCGTTGGTAATAGAAGACAATACAATCAAGACATCCAAATGTTATACCGGATGTTGTGTATTAGTGACAGGAGCAGCTTTAACAAGCGGTATTTTGACTAGCGATAGTGAAAGAATACAACTCATTGATCCGAATACATCAACATATTCACTAACACTAACTACCGGTAATTTTGTTGGCGGTAGAGAATTTTTTATCCGCAACACATCTCCAATGCCAACAGGTGAAAAGATAGATATTATAGATGAATACTCTGCATCTACAATATGTACATTGGGAGGTACTGGCATACAAGGATCAGGAGACTTATCTTGTCATGTTGTTTTTGACTCTACGCAATGGCATGTTGTAATGATTAGTAAATAAATATAGGAGTTGAGGATGTTAATAATTATAGGATCAACGGTTCTGGATGATTCATATGCGCCGTATGTAAATATAGGATATGAATATTATAAAACTGATACGGGAGAAATTATTGGTGGAGTACAAATATTAACTGTTACAGGAGTTGTTACAATACCAGATACTGATTCAGCACAAACAGGTTCTATAGTAATGCGTCGTTTAAAAATTATTAGCAATTTGGGTCAAAAAATTGAATGTGTGAATATTCAGATTCCGGGCGCAGAGAGTAAACTAGGTAAAGTTACGAACGTTACTATCGATCAAGGATCAGACCCATCCTGGGTAAATCAAGGAGCATTTTCTATAGAAGTCAAATGTCCACTAAATACTATACCACACAATAGTTTAAATATTGTTGCTGATGATTGTGTAAGAGAAGTTTCTCGTTCTCAATCAATAGAAATGGGCGAGGAGAGTCATGGCGGATTTTTTTCTCCAAATGCAATCAAATCTTATGTTAAATTTTCTAGCACAACAACTGTAACATGTGAAAATTTCTGTAAGAGCATAACAGCTAATGGTAATGATAAGGCTCTGGCCGTTATGAAAAGAATATATTCATGCGCACATAGCGATCCCCTATTAAGAAGCTATGATAGCTATCGTCCTTTTTTACAATCAAGATCATTACAGTTAGGTAATGGAACAGTAACTTTTACATGCACTATGATACTTTTACCTCCTGCATCAACGGCGAAAGCATTAGTAGATTTACAGTTTGAAGAAAATGTAACTTATATTAAAACTACTCCACAAAGAATAAGAAAAACATCTGGCACAGTTACAGGATTAGTTAGTGTTCCTTGGAGTGATATTGTGACATTACCAGATGTTTGCGCAGCAAGCAAATACGCTAATGCTGATAGTGCATATAATATTATAGCAAAGCAGTATAAAGATTTAATCTACTGGACTGGAACACCATTTGATGCCAAGAATACTACATGTCCCACAACAACACCTCCGCCAGGAGGTATGCCATCCTCTAGCGGATGCTCGTTTCTTGATAATATAAATTCAGACAATAATACTAATAACAATCCTAAAGATTGTTTAATACCTAAAAATAGCACAACCACAAAACAATATACCGATGGTATCATAAGTTTTATTTTTGAGTGGGGACCAAAAAATTCTGATGGTTCTGATGGTTGCGATGGTTCTGGAGGATCAGTAGACACTGTTATAGAAAAGATAGAAGCTTCACCATCATTAGTATATCATGTATTACCAGGAAGAGGCACTCTTATACAAAATCTAATGTGTCTTTCTGCCGAGCAAATGATTATCACAACCTCTAGAACCAATCCTAATGGGTCTATATCATGTGTGACACTACCAGCAACATGTAAACAACCCACTTCTCCGCCAGTACTACCAGGTGAACCTGATAATTGGCGACTTATTGAACATACAAAAAATACTAGTTCAACATCGTATACTGAAAAACGACACTATATTAAATGTAATCCATAAATATTATGCCAACCTTATCTAGTTCTGTTACTATTGGTGGACAACCATTAAGGCCAGCGCCTTATGTTAGTACTTCATATGAGTATAATAAAAGCGGAGATTATGTTATAAGTGGTTTTTTAATAGTTACATTATCAGGATCCATTATTGGTAAAGATATTGTGAATCAAATTACTGCCCTAAATGGATTAGTAGGAAAAAATTGTATAAGTCTAGTAGTAGGATGTCAAGGTGGAAGTGATTTTTTAAATGGTAACGGTAGAGTACGCTCAGTAGATATTAGTAGATCAGATCAGCCATTTGTATCTCAGTATACTATAACTGTAGCTCTGGAAACTGTTGATGGACAGCAAGCTGTAAAAGCAGATCCAGAATTTTTAAGATCAAATTGTCTTACTACAGCAGATTATATACTGAGTTATAATGAAGAAATTACTCTAGAAGGAGGAGATCAAATTGGTGACACAGGAACTTTTGTAAGTACCAGCATTACCAAATCATACGTAAAAGCTCGTGGTAGAATATCTATAACGCCTTTTGCTAGAGACATATGTGGGGTTCCAAGCTATAATGGTAATGCTCAAGCAATAAGTATTCTTAACGACAGATACTCAGCATTAACTAGCATGACGCCATGCACCACGGGAGTTAATCCGTTATCTAAATATAGTGGATGGAGTAAGTGGATAGATACTAAAAATATAGAAATTGGTAGTAATGGCGTGTCATGTACATTTGATTTATATATGAGTCGTGGTACTTGTAATCCTATGGCATGGACAGAAGTAACTTATGAGGGATCTACAGATTTAATAACTCAAATTAAGAGAGGAACAGTTAGTGGTACAATAAGAGGATTATCAACCCAAACTATGGGATTAGTAAGTGATAAAACCATGGCTAATGAGAGATTAACTAATGCAATAACTGTATTTAATAAATTAAAAAACGATATAATTAATACTCCATACGGAGCAGAAATAACCATAATAGGAGTTATTGGCATTTGTAAGAACGATCCGTGTGATCTTAGTAATGTTCCAAAACCTTTATGTAGACAAATTATATCTAGTACCGTAACAACATCGGTTGTTTCTGGAGAAATTACTTTTAGTTTTGAAGTAGAAGATATAGAAAATTGTCCAGATTCAAAAAAAGACGGAAGAATTTATACTCTAGAAAGTACTGTAGATGAAAAAATGTATGGTATGAGACATCAGGAATTTATTATTCCTAATAGGAAGAACTCTGTAATTCAATTATTAGGAGATGAACCAAGAGAAGTTACTATTAATACTAGAGGAACAATAACATCATGCGAGACAAAATATTTGCCTACTTTAAAAGCGTGTGTGATTACAAACCATAATACCCAAACAAGACCATATAATGGATGGTTACAAAAAAGTAAATCAACTAGAGAAGGAACTCTATCATACGAAATAACAGAAGTTAGAGTTAGTTGCAGATAAAATTATGCAAGTTATATATTCACAAAATAATAATTTATGTTTTGGAGATTCTAATGGTAGTATTAGAATCAGTCAAGTATTATTTACTCTAGCTGAAGAAGATGATTATATATCATATACTATAGATTGGTCAGATAATATACCGACATCTAATATTTCAGCAGATGGTACATTGGTATCATTTTTATCTAATGGCACATATACCTTTAGAATAGTAAGTTTATCATCAAACGCTACTAGTAATTTATATACGATTAATATAGTATCGCCAAATCAACTAGAGATTACAAATGTATCTCATAGTAGGTATAGTTGTGCATCAGATGGTAAAATTATAGTAGAAATTACCGGAGGTCAAAGTCCTTATGTATTTTTTGCTAATGGAAATGTTATATCATCATCCACAAATATTGTTACTTTTGATGAATTACAACCAGATCAATATACAATTAGAGTAACAGATAATAATGGTTGTTCTGATATATGGGCTGAAAATATTATTATTAATAGATCCAACATAGTACTAAATAATATAGTGGTATTACCTCCAGAGATATATGATGGTGCCGGGAGTATAACTTTTGATATTACAGGTAATGGTCCCTTTGGTTTATTTTTTAAACATACACAAGATCAATCTAAAAATACTATTATAGATCTTTATAATACAGATCATATTTATAATATAGATACAACTAATAATATTTATTCGTATAAGTTATCTAATATACTATATCCTGGAACATATGAACTTACTATAAAAAATCAATATGACTGTTATATCACCACACAAATATCTATACCAAATCTTAATCCTATATCAGTATCTATTAATGCTAATAGCAATACTACAGATAAAATTGTTACTATAGTAAATACACAACCTATTTTTGATACTATCTTAGTACCATATAAAAATATTATAGAAAATACTGTAGTATGGCAAACAATCAAGAAATATAATTTAAAAGATAAAATTACAATTAAAATTAATGGTATTTTATACCAATATCCTATCGTT